GTCATGTACGACAGCAGTATCTTTTGTGGTATCTATAGTTACTTCGCCTTCAGCACCAGTAAATGACCCGTGCTGAGTTGTAGTACCACGTCTTAATTGTAATTTTTTAGCCATTTAAAGTGTACCGAAATCTATTTGTAAGTTGTTTCCGCTAACAGTTCCTACCTCAGTAAGATTAAAGTTATTGCAATCTAATGCAGCAGCAAGTTCAGGCGATGTATCATCAGCCACGTTTTGAATACCAGAGTTAGATGTAATACCTAACCATGCAGAACCATTATAGTTCTTTAATGTGTTAGTGCTTCCATCAAACCATAAATCACCAGCACTAGGACTTCCGGGTGCAGTATTAGAAATTTTGTATTCATTTGCATACCTATTTACATCTGATATAGAACCAGAGACTGTATTGATGTTTGTAGCGTTGGAAACAGCAGCATTAATATTTGAAGCGTTGCTAACAGCAGCATTGATATTAGAAGCGTTAGCTTGTACGGCGTTAATGTTGGTTGCATTGTTTGCTACCGAGGTAATGTTTGAGTTATTCCCTGCAACTGCTGTAACATCACTAGATATACCAGCAACAGTTACAACATTAGCTGCAATATCAGCTACAGCTTTTATTGGGTCTTCTACAACAGTTATACTGTTACCCATACCACTGTGGTTTGTACAATAGTATTGGAAGTTAGAAGGCTGTGATTCTGGTATAACTATTTGTATTTTTGCACCAGATTGTCCCTGAGTACCAGTAACAGTTACGTTAGTTGAGTACTGTGAACTACCAGCATAGAATCGTAATGGATGATTACCGTTAGACATATCACTTAGATCAAACGTATATGTCCAACCTTTGTGTAGTGTAAGGGCAGGAGCTTGTGCTCCATCTATATAAAATTTTCCACCAGCAGCAGTAACAGTAAATGTTATCTCATCTTCTAAAGCGTCAGCAACAATATCTAATGAACCATTAGAACTACCTGTTGATGCAGCATCAGTTATAAGACCTAAATCTTCTGAGTATGTTATAGCTCCAGAAACAATAGCTACGTCATTAAGAACAGCTTGAGAAGGTGTGATAATAGCCCACGCACTTCCGTTCCAAACACGTAAGTCATCGTTACTGTTGTTAAACCATAAGTCACCATCTTGTAGTTGAGTTCCATCAGCTCTTTGTGTAGGAGCACTTCCTGATATTTGATATATGTCAGCAAAGTTATTTATATCAGCTACGTTAGCACCAGCTTGTACAATATTAGTTATGTTTTGTGCAACAGTATTAACCTGAGTTGCTATAGGTACTAATCTATGAAAACTATATGTATGTGTTGTAGATGTTGACTCTACTAAAAATCCAAAGTTTTGAGGTATTGTCGGCGCACCAGTAATGGTAACAGTGTTTCCTGTACCAGCTCCGTTAGGTATGGTTATAGTTCCATTAGTTGGAGTCAGAGTAGCAGTTGTAGCTGCAATACTTAATATAGCTGACTGTCCTGTAGCTCCCTGTGGGTTTGTTGCCGGGAAACTTGTCTGGTTTGCAATAGCTGTAAAACCACCAACCTCGTCAATAAGGTCAATAATTCTAGCGTTGATAGCAGCAGTTGTAGCTACAAATGCGTCTGAGTTAGACCAAGTAGCACCACTAGCAATAGTTTCAGAAGAGTCTTGTCTAAGGAATCTAGCTTCAGCTTCTGTCTCTGTGTAGTATCTACCGTCAAGAGCACCGTTTGTTAGTTCTGTTTCTGTAAAATATCTGCTATCTGTAGAGCTAGTATCTATTTCAGATAAAGTAAGTTTGTCAGATTGTAGTAGTGTTTTTATTTCTCCTGCTGTCTGATCGGCTGTAGCTGCTGTTTCTATACCAGCTAATTTACTCTGCTCTGCATCACTAAACTCGTTAGTATTAGCATTTGCTTCGTATGCAGTTTTTATTTCTGCATTAGTCTGGTCTGCTGTAGCTCCAGCTTCTATAGCGTTTAGTTTGCTGTGATCTGCATCTGTAAATACGTTACTGTTTGTAGCAGCTTCTACAGCAGCTCTTATCTCAGCATTAGTTTGGTCAGCAGTTGCACCAGTTTCGATAGTATCTAATTTTGTACCATCGGCTGCTACATCTCTGCCATCTACAGTCCCGGATACAGTAATAGTACCACCAACTGTTAGGTTACCAGTGCCAGCAGTACCTGTTGTTACTACGTTTTGACTACCAAAGTTTGGAGTTATTTTAGTACCAGCGATTGCTGCACTATCGTTTACGTCAGCATTTACTATAGTTCCATCTTCGATGTTTGCAGAAACTATTTTAGTATTTGATGGTAAAGTACCAGAAGCTATTTTTTGTACTGGTATACTAGCATCAGCTATCTTACTTCCGTTTATGTTTGCACTGTTACTTATGTCATCATTAACTATAGTACCATCAACTATATTAGCAGAGGCTACTTGGATACCGCTTGGTAATGTACCTGTTGCTATTTTAGTTTGTGCTATAGCTGCACTTGCATTAATATCAGCATCAACAATAGTTCCGTCTTTAATTTTGTCAGATGTTACCTGTCCGTCTCTAATATCGTGTGTAACGATTTCGTTTCTACTTTCCTTAATACCATGTCTGACTAATGTTTCTATGGCATTTAGATCAGCAGCTTTTATAGATGAACCCGGAGTAAAGGTTACTGTAGGTCCACTTACGTCTGTTTCACTATATATGTGTAGACTTTTACCGTTCTGGTTATCACCAAAGGTAATGGTCGTGCTGTTAGCAGCTATTTTATATTGTCCTGTCGAAGGAGTACCTGTAGTACCTATAAAGGTTAGAGGTGACCCACCATCGACTCTGACTTTAATGTCAGATTCATTTATGTATTGAGTTGTAAAACCGATAGTAGTACCGGTTCCTGTTAAAAATTCTTCAGTTTTTGTCGCCATTTATCTTAGGGATAATTTGACGGGCGGATTATTTAGGCATTTCTAAAATCTTATCTATTGTGCCTCTGTTTGCTTTTATATTTTTTAGTTTTTGTTGTCTTTCTTCAAGTAACAGCTTTTGTACGTCGTTATCTTTTTTAAGGCTTGCCCAAGCTCGTTTCTTAGCTCGGTCAAACGTTTTTGCAATTCGTTTGTAGTGTGGAAATGATTTAGGTTCAACATCTCTCATGCCATTTTTTCTGTGCCAATCCATCTCAGCCATAGAAACTGCTATAGATTCTTCCTTTGCCATTGCATCAAATTTAGCTAGTAAGTTTTGTTCACCAATAGCTTTCTGAAACATTGATCTAACTTTTGGACTGTCAGATAAATCTGTTCCATCTGGAGCATAATATGTAGAAGTTCTCATATCATACCCACTGTTAAATAACATTTCTCTACCTTCTGAGTAATCTAAATTAAAGTTGACTGGAGATACCGCATTAAACATACGAGTAACAAAGTCATGGTCTTTGATAGGTTTACCAGTTAAGATATCATACTTTATAGGTAATGGGTCTGAAGCAATATTTTCAGTTAATAAGTTTCTATTTCTTATAGCACTTCCCATATCAGAACCTAGTTCTCTTGTGTAAGGAGTAAGTACTTTACCTATCTCATTTCTAAGACCGGATAATGGTACTGTGTTATTCATTAAGGAAGCAATAATTCTATTTTGTTGTCCGGGTTTACCAGAAAACAAATCTACAAATGACTGCATACCAGCTAAATAAGATTTACTAGAAGCTGTATTAGCTAGTGCCATAGATAATTTAAGTAAACTATCTTCTGTCCACTCTTCACCCATTAATTGTTGGTGATCTCCTATATCTCCTACTAATGCAAGTATTTGGTTGTATGGTTCAAAGGCATCATAGTTAACCCAGACGTCACCAATTTTTATAGTTCTTGGTTTCCATCCCATGTCCATCCATGCTTGTCTTTGCTTTCTATCTGTAGGTCCATTACCATGTAAGTTACCACTAAGATATGCCATAGATGCCATACTTATAGCTGCTGTACCCATAGCTAATCTTCCGTTTTGGATAGCTTTAGCATTAATTAAATCTTGCTGAGTATGAATACCATACGCTTGTAACTCTGGCGTAGGTGTTTTTGCTTTAGCTATTTGGTTAAACTCGTCAACTAAGAAGTTAAATCCGGGAGTATGCTTTGCTGTTAAGTTTAGACCATTAATACCAGTTCTTGCAAATAGGAAGAAAGGTCTAGCCCATGGAGCATCATCAAATGCTTTAGCTAAGTTTTTACCAAATCCTGTTAGTGGAGCTGTAAGTGTAGCTTCTTGTCTACTGTACTCAGCCATAGCATCTGTAACCATACCGTTTTCATCAAAGATTTCTCTGTTAAAGTTATCTTCCATGTCACGGAAAAACTTAGCATCAAAATTTGCAAAGTTCTTGTTACCCATTTTTTCAGCAGTAGCTAAAAATGCTTTCTCTCTAGCTCTTGCTCTACCAATCATTAAGTTAAAAGCATCGTCAGTAGCAGCCATAATCTTAGTAGAATATGTAAGAAGACTACTATCATTTAAACCTCTAATCATATTAGCGGTACGATACAATATCTTATCTGTTGTATTGCCTCTTGTTTCTGCCCAGTGTCCGTAGAACTGCCATTGGTCGTCTAGTTTATTTCTTTCTATATATCTAGTTTTAATAGTAGAAAGATCACCAGCCCAGTAACTATTTAGTCTTTTTTTAAAGAATGTAAAAGATTCTGGAATTGTTTGTACTAAAGCATTTAGTGAAGCTAAACCAGCTCTGGAAGTAACAAAGTCACCACCCATTGCACCACCAATAGCCATAGCCATAGGTCTAGTAAATGTTGCACTACCTGTACCCATGATTGCTCGGATTGGTGTTTTAGGACCAGATAAGACACTATGAGTAAACATAGTACCAAACTCTCTTAAGAATGCACCGGTTAACTTCTTATCACCTTTAAAAGTACCACCTCTCATTTTCTTACGCATAAATACGTCAAGGTCATCAAGGGTATGTACTCCATCAGCCATAGAGATTCCTTCAAATAAAATCTTAAACAAGTCGTCGCCACCTTCTTCAGCACTTAAATCTAAAGCCATACGGAAAGCATCTATACTTTGTTGCACTGCTTGTTCATTTGCTTCTCTAGCAGCTTGCTTACTTGCTGCTACAGCTTTTTTAAACTGAGCATAAGTTTTAAAGTCACCAGATACTTGTCTGCCTCTTTTAACATCTTTTATTCTTCCAAGTCCAAAATCTGAAAGTTGTTGTGAAACTTCAGCACTTGCTTCTTTTCTTAATTTTAAACCAGCAATTAATTTTTTTACAAGTTGTTGTGCTGGACCATCTATATCTGTAATATCTGTAATATCTGCTAACTCTCTACCAGTTACTCCTAATGCTTGTATGTCATTAAATAAAGAAATATTAACCATATCTAATGCTTTTATATATTCAGGTCTTACATACTCACCTATAGTTTGTCTTCTAATTTTACCAGTTTTAGGATCTTTAAAAGCTGCCTTAAGTTGTGTTCTGTCTCTAGTAATTCTTTCAAAAAACTCTTTGTCAGATATTTCACTTGTAGCTCTACCTTCGTAAATCTCTCTAAAAATAGTTAATTGTTCTGCAACTACATCTTGTAACTTTTTACCTTGTTCTTTAGCAGTAGCTTCTAGTTGTGTAACATATTTCTGGGTTCTAAAATTACCCATAATTTTTTTCAT